CTAAAGTCAACAGCACTACCGTAATAGAATTTGTCTTTGATTGTGAGCTTATAAATCCCTCTAAGTTTCGATGTCATATAAGTATTTATACATCAGGGTGAATTTATACAGTAAAATGTTCAAAAAAAGAGCAGATCTTTCGACCTGCTCTTTGAAGTTTGTTACTTACGTTCCTTACCCGTTAATTAACTCCTGGAAGTTAGCATCTGTACGGGTCGAATAAAAGTTGACTCGAATAAATTCAGCAGCACGAACTGCCTTAATGTAAATATCAACAACGAGCTCGTTGTTATCAATTACTTCAGCGGTGTTATTTCTCTCATCGCAAACAATAATGTATTCGTAAATACCTTCATTGTTTTTCGCATGTTCAAAGATTGGACGAAGTGTATTAACTAGTCTTGTTCTTGTGAATTCTGTATTTGGTTCAAATACGAAGAACTTACAAGCCTTCTTAGTTGGACGCTCAAGCGCTAGGAATAAACGACGAACGTTAATTCTATCGAACGAACTTGGCTTGCGACTCATTGTCTTCTGTCCAAATACAACTTGACCTTGACTAGGGAAGAACGCTACAGGGTTAATGTTAGCCTTGTAAAGCTCATCACGTTGCTTCTGATTCGGACTAATTGCAATATCTGATGCAAACTTAACAAGTCCATTAGTGAAGCCAGCAGGAGCAATCCATGGGAACCTAGCAGCATCTGTTCGAGCCATTGTAGCTCCAGCAAATCCTGAGAATGGAACCCATACCTTACGACCTGAGAATGCATCATACACTTGAGCCCAGTTACCATAGTTACAAGCATAAGAGGTGTTCTCATTCTCGAACTGATGTCTCATTGCCCAATATACATGTTGTTGGAAGTTGTTAGCCTTATTATCAAGGACTTTAGAGCTCTTACCGGTTACGCAGATGTGCCTAATAGGATCAGCTATAAAGATACAATCACCTCGACCTCCTCCATCATATGGAGGTGAGCAGAACTGTTCAAAGATATTGAAGATTGTTTGATAATCTCCTTTAAGTTCACGACCTTGAGTTGTTATATCACCTGATGTTCTTAGACCATCAACCGCAAGAAGCAAGTTAGCATCAACTGCATACTCATCATAGTAAGTTGTTTGTGATGCACTAGCAGCAGCATACACTGTTCCTAATCCAGCTTCGACAACTACATCAATATCATAAATCTCATCATTCTCAACTCCTTGGAGTGAGCGATCAAGCTTAGATGGAATATCACCTAGATTCTTACTTGTGATGTTTGAATCACTATAAGCTCCTAGCGCATAGATGTTATCAGCAGGGTGAAGAGCTGATAGACTAGCATATGTACTTGAAAGAATACCTGTTTGAGTTGTATTTGTATTGGCTGCTAGTGCATTTGTTAGTACTCGAACCTTCTTACGAGGTAAACCACTAGCATCAATTGAATCGACACCTTTAAATCTATTACTAATATAAGGGTTAACTAGAACCTCTACATTTCGTGAATTGCTATCAGCTGTTTCCAATGTGAATGGAATAACTGGCCCACCTCTTGGGTTAGTCTGAACTCTGAATTCGTTAACTGATCCTACCATTGTATTTTCGAGCACGAAGTCGAGCTTAAATGCTTCAGTAGCAAATATAGACTTACGAAGTTTGAATTCACCAACACTAATCACATCGTCATCTTCACGACCATCGATGTTATAGTCTGTAAGATTCTCCATAATCTCGGAAATACTATTAGTAGGTCCATATGGAGTCTCCGAACTAAGATTGAATTGAAGTGTTCCGAGTGGAATGTCAGTGTATGCAGGTGGATAAACGGATGCACCTTTCTCACTTACAGTCTTGGCTCCTAGGAACGCGTCAAAGTTAGTAGCAGGGTTAATATTTGTATTGTCTCCAATAGCAATATAATAACCTTCGAATTGACTACTGATTGTAGATTGCGATTTGTTAAGAACAATTAATCCAGCTCCACTAGCAGCGGAAATGTTAGTAATAAGGCTACCGTCACTAGCTGAACTAGACCAATTGAAGCTAGATCCTTCTAATGTTTTACGATACTCATCTTCTGTTAGTTCAAGATGGTTAGGTGCACCTAGCACATAAACTCCATCATCAACATCCAAATCAATGGAAACCGTCTGTGACGCTGAGGTGGCATCAGTTACTGTGAGTACTGGATATACTAAAGCTGAGTACTTAGCACCAAATCCTTCACCACTACCACTTCCGTATGGAAGTCTTGTTGTGTAGACATTAGCTGGTGAGTTTAGTAGCTCTTGAATTGAATGGTAGAAGTATCGCTCCGCTGAGTTGGTTGGGACACCATAGATTTGATCTAACTCTTGGTCAGAAGTAATTTTAAGTACTTCATCAATCGGCCCTTGTTGTGAAAATCCGGTTACAAATACATTTGTACCTACATTTTTCGGTGCAATTAGAGATAAATCAGATTCCCTAATTTCAACCCCTGGTGAAGTTATTGTTCTTGTGCTCATATAAAATTATTTATACATTTTTGTCGAGATATTCGAGAGTTAGTATTGTATTTATCATAAAGTTATGTTTCGTGGATGGAAGTATACGTTTTATTTTATCTTTTTAATTTTGTTTCAGCTATTTTAGAGAGGTACACTCCAATCTAGTTATATCGTAAGTATCAGTGGTTTACCTTTATTTAATCATCTAAAATCTTGGTCGCTTTATTTTTTGCGTATCTTGCCCTGTAAATGTATAAATAATTTTATATAAGCACAAGAACAATAACTTCACCAGGGGTTGAAATTAGGGAATCTTATATAATAACTACAATAAAGAATGAAAACAGATATTGAAAATCATATATTCTATCATATGTTTTGCGTTAATGAATGTATAGATATATTTACAACCGCATTTGATAAAATTAAACAATCAGGGCTTTATAGTAAAACAAAGACTATACACCTACATGTTAATGGTAGTCGAGAAGATATTTCTTTGAATATTTTACAGTTACCAAAAGATCCAAAAATACGAATTACTAAACATATAACAAATACTCATGGAGAAGGAAATACATTAGTAGCTTTAACTAATTTTTGCCTTAATAATGATTGTAACGTACTATATTTACATTCAAAAGGGGTAACACATCCTAATAATAAAAATACAGACGCCTGGAGAAATTATATGGAATTTTTTATGATTGAAAAATTCGATGAATGTATATGCAGATTACCCTTTCAACATACTATAGGTGTAGATTATCTTGAGTTTCCGCATAAACACTATTCAGGTAACTTCTGGTGGTCTACAAGTGAATATATAAAGAGTAAATATACACAATGTAATGAAGTAAGTATAAATAATTTTACAGATAGGATGGAATGTGAATTCTGGTTACTAAAAGGTAGCAGTCATGAGATATATGAAGCTCATAACTCTAATGCAGATTTATATGCTAATGAATATCTCAGACCCAATTACACTTAATAAATTATGATAAACCCACAACCATATCCACATAAACTGAGAGATGTATCTTCTGCCTGGAAAGGTCTCGAGAGATATATTTTACCAATCATCGAGCACTTCAATGCTGATACTAAAACCGCTCTAGAGTTTGGAGTAGATTTGGGATATAGCTCAGAAGCATTCTCTAATATATTCGATAAGGTTGTAGGAGTTGATTCATTTATAGGTGACCAACATATAAATCACGCTCAAGGAGAAGCTTTTTATAAGAGCGTATGCGAATCATTCGTTAACTCAAATGTAGATCTTGTTAAAAGTTCATTTGAAGATTTTATTAAAGATAACAGTAGCAGATATGATCTGATTCATATTGATATTGTACATGAATATATTCCAACATACGCTTGTGCAGAGTGGGCAGTTCAGCATAGTGATATAGTCATACTACACGATACCTTATCTTTTCCTGAAATAAATAGAGTATGTAATGATATAGCAGCTAACTATAATGTGGGATATATGAACATTCAAGAGCATTTTGGTCTAGGAATTTTGTATAAACTTACTTGATTTGTATGAAAAATAAAGTAAAAATACGTATATATTATTCTACTATAGAATATAAACATCTTGTTGATTACTAATTTATAGGGTTTAAATAACTCTATATAGCACAAGAACGTATTGATAAGTTAGCAACGCAAAGAAATACAATCGACCTAGAAGTTCACAGCGATGATGATTTTAGATAATCTCTGTGTGTAGTTGCGAATAAACAAACCGGAAACCTGAGATTAGTTCAGCTCCTTCTTTGTAGTCGTACGTTATATCATTTATAGCTGTTGGGAATGCCTTAGTATAAGTAAATTTAATTTTTTTCTTGTTAAATCCATCCATACCATAAATAGTCAGATCTGTTTGGTAGTCACTGAAGATTTCACTAGATTCTAGTTCTTCTGAATTGTACCGACCATAATATTGATCATGGAGTAAATCAAGCCATTTATAGATTGTCCAATAGTTGTTATATTCACTGTCTACGTTGAATCCAATAGCTACAGGAGGGTAGGGATTCTTAGAATGTGATGAAACGTATAATGTGCTACCAGTCATCCGAGTCTCAATAGCTGGAACGACAATTTCTGGAACAGCTGTTCCAAATACAGAGAACTGAACTGAGTCAGGTATTATAGTCTTATTGCTACGTTCAGTGGTTGAAGATTTAGACTTCAGAATATTTGGAACATCAAAAACTAGCAGAAACTTATCATCATGTGCCTTATTAAGATGTGATTGGTGAACTTCGCTCATATTATTATTTAGTATAGAAGCTCATAACCAAGACCTTCAAGTTCACCAAAATCATCACCAACATCATCCATACCAAAGACAACTGGAACCATTCGCTGATTGGCTTCACCTACAATCTCATTATCAGAGTATATTGATGTAGGATTTACAAAATTCTGAACTCCATAATCCATAACCTCGATAGATTTAGGCTTTCCGTGATCATCCAACTCAAGTATATCATAATATTGCTCTGTCAACTCCTTCTCAAGAATGAACAGTGTATATAGTGTGGACATTACCCGATCATCATGATAACCACCTCTAGCCTTCCATGTACCATTTGGATATCTAACAAAGTTCTTAAACTCTTTCAATGTCTCAATATCTTTGAATGTTACAGCTCGCATTTCACTTACAAAGTACCTCATATTCAATACACCTTTATATTTGGTGTTTGTATGAGCAATCATTCCAATTTGAGGTTTTGAGCGACCTGCTGTTTTAGCTCCATATGATACAACCTTTTCGTAGCCGTAATCATGGAATATTCGATCAACTACTTGAGCTCCGCAGTTATTGCGTTCAATTAGCACTAGTGGATTTCCCCAGTTGCCTAATATACTATATAGTTTGTTTGTAAACTCTAATGGCGGTATTTGGTTGTTATGATAAACTGCAACCTGCTTCATATCAGAGATATCTGTAATATCAAAGATTTGAGCAACAGAAGCATCTTGACCAACACCTTCAGATACATCAACTCCAATTACATAATGTTTATCAGCTTGAGGCTCTTCCCATATCTTATAATGGCCATCATCTAATATAATCTTTGGAGATTCACAATTCTTAGATAGATCATAGAATAGATCTTCATCAATAGCTGAGTCTCCAGTAGCAATGAATGAGCAGTTGTACTCCTGATTAAATGACTCAACACTACCAAGAGCTCGGATTTGCTCCTCTCTCCATTCCTCTCCACGTCCTGGCACATCATGCCAATACACTTTATCAATTACAAAGCCATTTACCTCCTTCTCAGCTCCATCACATAATGTGTGGAATAGGTTACCTGTACCATTTGGAGTAGAAGCGATAAGAACCTTTGAATTCTCAGAGCGTGAAATTGTAGGGAATACTGAACGCCAGAAGTCTTCAAGAATTGATTCAGGCTCAATGAAGCCCATTTCATCAATTAATAGGCATGTAATCGATTGTCCACGAGCAGCACTACCAGTCGTTGTACTAATACTAATTCTCGAACCATTTTCAAATTCACATGAAGTTTTACCGTATTCCTTAACACCACACTTAACCCAATTAGGCATTTCTTCGTATGCAAGTCGTATTCTTCTAAAGATCTCTACAGCTGTTGCCTCTTTGTTAGCAACAATAACAATATTCTGATAATCATTGAATAGTGCAACCCATAAGGCGTAAATTGTCAGAACTGTTGTCTTACCAATCTGTCTAGAAGCTAGTAATAGACACTTCCGATGATCTCGTAACATCCTAAGCGACTTCTTTTGATATGGGTACAATTTAATTACCTGCTTTGGTGGAGTGGAATCCGGATCAATAATATAAAAGAAACTCTCTGCGAAGTATAATAGGTTACGTATAGATTTTTGTAGCTGTTTAACTTGCTTACTAGTATATTCTCCCTGCCAATTCTTATTAGGTAATTTTTTATTTCCTAAATAGTATTCATTCTTGTAGGCTTTAGTTGACATTTTCATAAATATTTATATGTCTAAGAGAAAAGCTAACCAACTTGGTTCAATTGGAGATGTTTACGGCGCGATGCTAAACAATGTTCAGGTAGTTAAAGAGTCCAAAGAGAAGCAAGAAATTGGTGATTCACCTCTATTAAAAGGTGGTCCTGAAACTGCTGAAGGTTGGGAGGAGCATCAAGTCGATAATAAACTCAATCCGGATATTGAAAGTGCGTATGGAATTAATAAGCTCTCATATGATGAAGATGAAGAGTCAACATCCCGTCGCCAATCAAGCGGGTTCCCATCTCCTAATAGGAAATCTGAACGTGCCGCCGAAGAGAATATGCAGAGAGGTAATAAGCCATCACCTGTGATAGCATCTAACCGTCCAGGACCATCTAGCGATCTTCAAGCTAAGTGGAAGTCTCATGAGACTTCCGATGCAGAGCGTGAATATTACCTATCTAACGCCCCTACTCCAAATCCAGAAGCAAGTGACTACTCAATTAACATCTGGAATCATTTTAATATGAAGGATGAGGATGGAGAGATACCCACCAGCCAAGATAGATTTGAAGATGAGGAAGTTGATGCAGAAGTTGATGAAGAAGTTAATGAAGAACTCAAAGAAGTTGTCAAGGAGAGCATAAATAATTTCATGAAGAATAAAAAATCTGTTTTTGATAAGCTTTATGAAGGTGTAATGTTCGGCGACGAAGATGCAGGAGTTGATAATGAAGAATTAGACGCTCTAGGTATTGACGATGAAGGTGAAGGTGAAGGTGATCTCGAAGAGGTTACACTAACTCTAAACGTTGACGTTGCTAAGCAACTTCTTGAGCTTCTACAATCTGCTGTTGGTGGTGAAGAAGGTCTCGAAGGTGGAGAAGAAGGTCTTGAAGGTGGTGAAGAAGATGGATTTAGTGGTGACTTCGAAGAAGATTAAGAAACTCTCGGAACCGCAGTTTCAAGCCCTGGATCAGTAAATGACGGAAAGCAAAACAAAGTTGGTAATAGCGATGTAAAGCCTACTGGAGGAACAGCTTCTAGCGCATATACTGATAAGCAAGGAAATGATGGAGATCATGGACACGCAATCACAAGCGGTAAAGCACCTAATATGGGAACTAAGAACAAGGTCGGAACTCTCAAGCAGGGTAAGAGCATGTTCGGTCAATAAGGTTAGAATAAAACTTAATTAAGCCGTTGATGT